CACTTTTAGGTGTAGGCAGACCAAGGTTTGTATAATACTGTCTTTGTCTATTAGGTAAAGGGACTTCCACCCCAACCTTGATATTATATTGAAGCTTACCAGAAGCTGTGAAAGACTCTTCAAAATCTGAGTAAACACTACTTATAAGAAGACCACTATTATAATGAGGGTATAAAGCATTTTCTCTTTCCAATCTATTAGCTATAACTTCAGGTGGGGCTGGGACTGATAATTTTTCTTTAGTCTCTCTTTCCCATTGATTTATGTAGTAATGTAAGATTGGTTTAAACTTTTTAGAGAATTTTTTAGTGATTCTTTTTTTTAAGTTTTTATTAATGAATAAGTAGTTGTCCGTAATCTCAAAAAAATCGTTTGCCATTCATATCCTTAAAGAGTATAAACTCTAAAAGGCTCTAGTAAAGTCTCAACTAAATGTGGTAGAGAGTCTTTAGGTCTTATTGATTGTCTTGCGTCACTACTAATGGAGTTTATGTTATCAAGGTTTTTTTGATTATCTTGAAGCATTTTTTTAGCTATTGACATTACAGCGTTTAACAATGATGTTGGTACGCTCTCTATATGTTCAAAACCTAAGTAATAAATAACTTCAATGTTGTACTCCCCAATAGCAGTATAATAATCTCTAAAAAAGAGTTTATTCCCACTTGCTAAAGACACAGAGGGCATTACTACCCCTGATTCTAATAAAGAGACACACTCAAAAATAGGTGCTTTAGATAAATAAACAAAGTTAGAACCATTACCATGTAATATTTCGGTTTCTTGTCTTAAAAAGATAGAATAATTGTAGGTTTCATAAATATAACTTTCAGCCATCATCAAGAGTGAATCAGCAAACTCTTTTATAGGTAAATCAAGAGGATTTATATCAGCATAAGTATAAAACAGAATCTTTAAATCATCTTGAACCATAAGAACCCTTTACTCTTTTATTTTTCTTTTTCTTTTTTTGCTTGTATCTTCTACTTCTATATTATCCAATATAACAGAACTAATAACCTCAGGTATATTTTTAGTTGTAATGTCATTGCTAGAAGAATCAGTAATAGAAAAAGAGGTTGGGAAAGTACTAAGTAAGTACCTCCCCTGCTCTTCCGTCACTGTATAGGTGCTTGAATCAACAAAAGATATATTTAGAGATTCAAGCCCAAAACCTGAATACAATACTATCATGTTACAGATTCACAATTGCTACAACAGGTGTATCTAAGACACTTAGTTTTTGGTAGTCAATATCCACCCAACTTACTAAAATATCAACAGATGATTTAATAGCTCTATCTCTTTCAAGTGTAATACTACCTCTTCTACCTTGTGCAAAGTACTCTTTATTTACCAAAATAGCCGCAGTTTTAGTACCTGCAACATCAGGAACACCGAGAGCTGTAAGGTTAGAACCCATCAATTCAGTAGCAATAATAGAGATACCATAAATTTTACCTAGCTCACCTTTAAGGATAGTTGCATTAGCACCATATTTATCTACTGTAAGAACTTCAGGAACAGCCAAAAGGTCATAACCAACACCTAGTGGAACTACAAGAGCTAGTGATGTAAGATTAACACCATACACACCTAATTTTTTTCTAGCGGCAAGAACTTTAGCCGCAGTTAATGCAACAGCACCACCATCAACACTATTACCTGCTACTCTAGCAATTTTAAGCAATCCATCAAATGCTTTTAGAGTATTGTTGACCCCTGCAATTGCTGTATCTCCCATCAAAATAGCTGAATCAACAGCAGTTGCCAATGATTTAACAAGTTGTGATGTAATCATATCTATAATTACTGTTACAGTCTCATCTTCAGCTTGGTCTGATAAAGTTACCAATGTTTTAAATCTACTTGTTTTAAAAGTGATTTTACCTGATGTAAGTGCTGACTCAATAGCGTCAACAGCAGGTGCAATAAGGTAAGCAACAGCGTCACTTGTTCTAGCAGGAAGTGAGAAAGTGCTTCTACCATCAGGGATTTTTATTGTTCTAAAAAGGTCTGCTACTTTTAATTCTAAAGTTAGTCTTTCAATCAACTCAGATGAAAACTCTTCAGCCAACCAATTTGGTACATCAGTAGGTACAATAGCTTTTTCTTTAATATCTGCATACTCAGCAAAAGAAGTTACCGGTCTGTTCAATAAAAGTGACTTAACAAAAAGATTTGCTGAATCTTTACGGTTTGACTCTTTAGTAACTGTTACATTATGGATAGACTTTCTTTCCACCATTTTTTCTTTAACTTCCTCTAAGATAAGCTTCATATCTTTGTTTTCAGTATGTAAAGATACATTTTCTGCTTTTACATCTGCTATGTCTTTTTTTAATTGCTCTATTGCTTTAAACATTGCGTATTTCCTTTTTTGTATGTTATTTATTTTTAAAAATCGTTTTATGTATTTAAGGTATATTTAATAATTTAAATAAGTGCTATTTGCTCATCTAATTTAGTACCTAATTCGGAGTATAGTGCATAAACCTCATTAAAGTTTTCAGGGGTTACTTTGTTAATATCAAAGAAAGCTTTTACATCTTCTAAAGTAATAGGTTTTAATTGTGGAGGCTCTATTGGTGTAATAAGGTCAACATCAGGTACATTTATAGGGTCAACTTCAGGGACATTTGTAGGGTCAACTTCAGGGACATTTGTAAGGTCAACTTGTTTAATCTTAAGAGTTTTTACTACTTTTTCTTTATTATCGGGTGTAATAGTAAAAGATTTTCCTAAAACACTACAACCACATGAGGTAGAATAACTTTCTATAAGTGAAAGTGGATTATCAGGCACAGCCACTAAAGATATCTCATATAATTCAGTTTCAGTAAACATATACAAGTCTATCTCATGAAGATATTTAGCATTTTTTGCAATAAACCCTATACTAAATGCTTTTAAAATACCATTCTTTACATTTTCATAAACTGTTGGGTTTGATGTTTTATGAACCTCTGCAGTAATTTTTATACCCTCTTCAGACACAATAATATCTATGATTTTGCCTATTGGTTGGCTAAAATCATGATTAAAAAGAAGTATAGGGTTTAACTTGAAGTTCTTGGTATCAATGCCAAGAGGACTTACTGCTTCATCACTTCTATCTATAATTACATCACCATTATGTAGAAATTTGTTGGCAAACCCTGTTATTAAGATTACCTCATTTTCACATGAATCTACTACCACATCTAAAGTGGCGTAACTTTTTATACTCATTCTATTTCCTTTTTTATACATATACCTATATTACTTAACTACTAATAAATCGTTTTAGTCACCTTGTTCTTATTCTTTTGGTGGGGTTGGAGTAACTAAAGGTGTACTTTGCGGTGTTTGATAAAAATTAACTGTATCACCATATAAATAAGTTGGCAAAACATTAAAATCAGCTGTCTCAACATCAAGAGGGTCTTTACCTACCCATTTTCTAGCTTCATTCAAAGACAAGATTCCTGAGGATAAAGCAACTCTTGCGGCTTCAGCTCTAGTATCTAAAGAAGTTTCTAATTCAGTTATTCTACTAAAATCAAATTTAAAGTTTATTGTAGTATCTTTAAACTTTTGTCTCAAAAATAAATTAATGTTATCCTCTAGTTTATATAAATAAGGACGAACAGCTACATTAAAAGTAGTTTTAAAAACTTCCTCAGGATTTGTACCAACAGATGTCACACCACCACCCCCAAGTACTAAAGGGTTAATTCTGAAAGTCTTATATACCCTAGCCTCAGGGATTTGTAGCGAATCTAGTACCTTTGAGTCAGTAGGATTTGATTGAATAGGTTCAAAAGTCAATCCATTAGGAAATACCGCTACACCACCTCTCTGACCTCCTCTAACCCCTTTTTTAGTTGCATATAAAGTGTTAAATTGGTCTCTGATATCAGTTGATTGGGTATTAGATAAAGGATATTCTGATTTTATAATGCCTGAAAGTAAACTTCCATTTCTATAAAAATCTTGTAAATCCTGTGTAGCAAAACTTTCAAGGTTTAACATATCAAGTAAAGTTTTAACGGTTGGTTGTCCATAAAATCTATTATTTATTGTAGGGTTTTTTATAGCAATACACTCAT